TACAAATCCGCCTTGCTGGCTCATGTCCCAGTTATCCAGAGCACCTGCACCAACTTCTAGAATGGTTGTACCATCGGCTCTTTGTATGTTGCCTGCGGTTACAAAGTTAAAATATACATGGGCCAGAGTTACTTTACTGTTGGCTCTATCGAAAGTTTCATCAGCCAAGGCCAAGGCTGCTAGGTCCACAGTACTAGAACCTGAACCTATGTACTGTACTACGGCCTGTTGTCTGACCTTTTTTAGGATGTGCTGAGGCATTTTTTTATCCTTGTTTCATCTTGCGCATGGCGCCATACTTGGCACCCAAGGCCATGCGAATGCGTTCCTTTTTGCTTTTGCCAGCAAACTTTGGATTGTCACTATGAACGAAATCGTGAATATACTTGCTGGTAGGATCCGAAGGCTTGAGCTTTTCTAAGAGCTCATCCAGTCCTTCGAGTTCTTTTTCAATCTGTAGTTGTCTGAAATCTCTAAGCTGGAACATTTTCAGTGGACTCCGGTTCGGCTGCTGCGGGTTCGCTTCTGTACAACGTCTGTTGTAGTTCTTGTTTTTTGGCATCAAGGGCATCGGTCAGTTTAGATGCCATAACATCATTGAACTTAGAACGCGCATCTGAGCTGCTATTGTTCATGATGTCTGTGACCATGGTGTCGATTACTTGGCTGAAATCCATTTTACATTCTCCGCAACTGATTCATTCTGAGTATTTATTTGGCTCGCAGGCCGGTTTTCTGAGCTGGCTGCTTGCACTGCTGTAGCCGAGGGTAAAGGTGCACCATCTGCAGGTGCCACCATCTGAGGTTCTTCACCAATCTCTTCGTCCATGTCCTCGATGTCGTCATCACTTAGACGCAAGATGTTGCGCTGTACGTATTTCTTGCTAAAGTAAAAGCCAACATAGGGCTGTACTTGATTGAGCAGATCGATGCGGTTGCGCATGGTCTCGGCTTCTTTGAGTTCTTGGAAATACTGATCCTGCGCATACTGATACTGTATGCCTTCTTGTAAGATTTCCCAGTCAGCTTGTGTAATGATGCCCTTGAGTATGAGCTGTGTTCTCAGCACATCATTGAATAGATCGTTAAACTTTTTACGAAGTCTGCTGACAAATTTGGCAAATTTTAGTTCGTCTCTGGTAACTTCGGCAACACGACCAAAATTCAGACCAGTCTGTGATTGCATGCGACTTACGGGTACATTCAGAGACTGATAAAGTTTATTCTGAAAGTAGTTAATGTCATCGATCTGGCCCAGATTTTCACCGCCAGGCAAGGTAGTAATTTCTGTGCCACGTCCACCTTCGCGGCGAGGCAACCAAAAGTCTTCCAGCATGCTCATGACTTTGCGATCATCACGTATTTCACCGGTGCTGGAGTCATAGATGATTTTGTTGCGATACCGAGCCATGATGTCTTTCATGTATTGCTCGGCCTTGATCTTGGGCAGGTTACCCACATCAATATAGAATATTCTGCGTTCCGGTGCACGGCTGAGGCGATAGATGACCAGAGCGTCTTCCATCATCTTCAACTGGTTTACGGGTTTGATGGCCTTGTGCAAATAGCTTAGAACTACGTTCTTTTCCAGGTCCAGCAATCCACTGGGAACAAAGGTAATGCTGTCCGGTGCAATCTTGATGCCCTGATTGGTATGGCTGGGTCCACCGGAAAAATAGTTGGCATTGAACTGAATGCCTTTATCATTGTATATGAAAAATTCTTCGATGTTCTTGATGACTTCAACACCTGTAGGCAACTTTTCTTTGCTGACATTTCGAACCTTGCGAATCTTGCGTGGATCGATCTGTCTAAGTTCTAGCACACCACGTTTGGGTGCTTTAATGTCAATGACTTTCTGAAAATACAGGCGGCCATCGATGTACCAACGACGAAAGATGTCGAATCCCTTGCTGTTGAATTCCAGCAAACGCAATACTTCTTTGAATTCTTTGCTTATGGTTTTCTTGATGCCTTCGTCCAGATCAATTTCGTCGAGGTTGATGTCAACAGGATTTTCATCATCTACGGCTGCTATGGCTTCACTGACAATTTCGTCAATGGCACTGGAGCAATCCGGATACATGCTGGCTTCGCGATAACGTGTTATGAGTTCTGACTCTGACTTGGCCGTTGCATCTAAATCAACAAAGGTGCCGAAGTAACCGCCGGCCTGCACGGTACTGGCGCCGTCATCCGGAGTCGGCGTAATAAAGCTTTGGGCTCTATTGGTCGTATCCTCCGGACTTGCACGGCTGATGGTAAAACCAAACAATGATATGGCCATAACTAATCCAAACTAATTAAAGAGCACCACTAAAGACACTGGCAATGCTAAGTGTCTGCGTAGTGCTGGCATTGGTCACAGTAAAGTGCTGATACTGCCAGGTCACAGTAAAGTTACTGATCTGGTCATTGGCACCAAAGTCCAGAGGTACTGGAGCAAGGTTTGAGGGGAATGCGCTGACTAGCTTATAACCCTTAAGCACCGCACCATTGCGATCCAGTTGGAATACATCCAAATCGCGCTGATAGGTTGATGGGTTCAAACGGCCGGACTTGTTGACCAAGTCTTCCATGCCGTTCATCCACTGTTCCATGGCAGTACGAATGCTGAAATCTGAGTCATTCAATACTGTGATGGTCCAGGGAGCAAATATACGATCGCCAGCAAACTTAACTTCACGACCACGGTAAAATACTGTGGCCGGACCAATGTCCTGACCTGGCAGCTCAGCAGCAGTTACCAGGAATGGAGCACGTGCAACTGCAACGGCCTGTGCTCCAACATAGGTCGGAAAGCTAAGGAACACGGCAAACTGGTTGGGGCGAACCCCACCGTTTGTCAGCGCAGCCTTGAATCTATCTACGTTAAATACGGTGGACATCTATATCTCCTTAGGCGCCAACTTCTTCGAATGCTATGCCTGTGCGGGTAGCAATGAAGTTCAGGGTAATGAAGTTGATGGAACGAGCTGGCTTGATGAAGATGTCAGCCACAAATTCATTACGATCTATGACCTCACCGGTGTTGTTTGTTTCGTCACAAACTACCTTGAAGTCCGTAATGCCTCTGCGACCCTGTACATCACGCAGGAATGGTTCTACGAGATTGCGGAACTGTGCACGTGTAAATGCATCATTGAACTCAAACAGCTGATACTTGGCTGCGGTCGCAATGGCTTTTTCTAGCACAATGAACAATCTACGAACGTTGATGCGATCAAATGCACTGGGCTTGGTAAGCTGAGTCTTGTCACCAAACAATACCGTACCTTGACCAGGGAAGCTAACAACAGGGTTAACGCCCTTCTTATAGAGGTTATCACGATCGGTAAGTGTTGGGCTGTATGCCAACTTGACTACGTTCTTGATAACGCCGCGACTATAACCTGCAGGGCTATACCATGGATCAGCTACAAAATCTGTTCTGGCGCATAAACCAGCAATATCGCCGTTTAATGGAACCCAACGATAAGTGTCATTGTAACGATCGTACTGATATTTCCAACCACTGTCCATGACAGCATAGCTGGTATTAAGGTTAATGGCATCTCTGTAGCCAGTAACTGCAGTAGTAGCAACAGTTGTGCTGGTACGGTTCAATACATTGCTAAGAGGTGGTCCAAAGAACGCTACACAATCTTTGCGCACTTCACAGATGTTATTTACTACATAGCTTATTACGTTAGCACCATAACTACCAATGGGTACCAAACTTAGGTCATATAAACCGTCTTGCTTGAACTCGTCGTATGCAGTAGTTACATCACCGTCGGTTGGAGTACCAAGAGCACCACCAACAAAGCTTGATGTTACTGCTGTTATGAGGTTACCAAAAGTAGTGCTAACAACTGTAGTACCCCAGGCTGTATTTGCTCCTGGTGCTAGGTTGGCTGATGCTGGATGTGCAATGGCATACACATATCCACTCTGGTCTCTTAGCACATCTTTATAGTATGCAGAGCTGCCATCGCTTTTCTTGGCGTCGCTTGCTTTGCTAAGGTATGGGAATTTTTCCAACACCGTTCCAGGAGTGCCACTGAACAAACCATCTTCGTCAATGACAATGACATGCAGTCCATCCAAGGAACCGCCTCTGACACTAGCATAGTCACTGGTGCCGGGATTGCCATCAAACTGAGCAGCATAGGTCCAGCTAGAAAATGTATTGGCATCAGCCATGCTTATTTTCAAACTGTTGCCCCAGGTACCAGGATACTTGGCTGCAAAAATACCAGTATCAAAGGCTATGGTGCCAGCAAAAAACGAAGCATTTGCTTCGTAAGAATCTTGGTTATTGATGATGGTGGCTGTACCACCGGTGTTGCTTAGGTTCACAGCCGCCACTGCATTTCTATGTGCTGTCGCTCCGGCTCTAACAACTTGAAGGTTGTTGCCATAGCTAAGGAAATTTGCTGCTGTAAAAAATGATTCGTAGGTGGAGCTGTCGGGAGTTCCGTGGCTCTTGGTTAGCGATCTCTCGCTATCAACAGCTACGACCTTGTTAACTGGTCCCCAGTTAAAATGCCCGGCATACCCACCAGCAGTGGTGGCGACTGCTGGGACTACATCGGTAAGGTCCCTTTCAGTTACCAGTACACCTGGTGAAAGCTGAAATGCCATCTTATTCTCCTTAAAGTTGACATAGCGAATTAATTACCATTTATTTATAGAAAGCCATAATTAGACATTTTCTAACCACTTTCGCTTCATTTTGTCAATTTCAGAAAACGGATCAGAGTTGAACCATACATCACCGGCTTCTACTACGGGCTGATTGCTGTTGTTCAAACCTGTATCTATGATGCCGAACGGTGTCAATTCGGCTTCGATAAGAGCTGTCTGATTTTCAAACAATTCTTTCTTCAAATTACTGTTCAATATTTCTTTGAAGTAGGTATCATTGCTCAACCAGCCATACAACACCAGACACATGATTAAATCATCATGATAACCTTCATCGGCTTCATAGCTATTCTTTTTCTCTATGAAGGTACTCATTTCGCTAATGACATCTGCATCGAAAATCAATAGCTTGGTGTTTTCTATGATGCCTTTGATCAATGTACATCCCAGACGTTTGACCTGTTTGCTGGTTCTGACACCAGGAACTGCGCCATTACCGCCCATGCTCAAGTGCTGACCAGATCTAGAATCATTGTTTACATATAGAACATTTTCATATTCTAGATCGGCCCAGAGTGTATCGGCTACCTGTTGACCATTATCATTGAGTTCTATGAGCACCATGGCCTTGTTGAAATCCCTGGCTACTTTGTGTATGACATCTGTATAAAGCAAGGGATGTATTTTGTTGTTTCTATATTTGGCCACCAGTTTGTGCGGGTATTCAGTAACATCTATGACAACGAATGCGCTGTAGTCACCACCCACACCACGACTGACATCGGCTACTATGACATAGTTATGGTTGCGGCCTTCCATTTTTCCGTCAATCATCACAGATCGCTGCGGTTCTTCGTAGATGTCCAGACCATCGTTGCTGAAGATAGGCGTCTTGGGACTGAGGCGACCAATGGTGTCAGCGTTAATGAGGGTAAGACTCGACCCCAGGAACTTGCACAAAACTTCTTGGTTGAAGCGAAGTTCTCCCAACAAGGATCGTTGCTCTTGCGCCCATTTTTCATCACGACCAGGTATCTCTGTATAGGGTATGAAAAGATTCACAAAGCCATTGCGACCTTCTTCAGCTTCGTTCCAGAACTTCCAGAAATGGTTGTAGCCCAAGGGCGTAGAGGTAAGCAGAATCTTTGTGGTTTCACCGGCACTGATGGTAGGATAAACTGAGGTAAAGAAATCTTCGGCTACATTGTTGGGTATGATGGCAGCTTCGTCTATGTATAACCAGTTTACGGATTTACCACGTATACCAGATGATGTTGTAGCTGCTGTGAAAATTCTAGAACCATTTTCTAGCTCTATGTCGCCCTTGTTCCAGGTCTTGACACCCTGTTGCAACCATATGGGCAGCATTTCATACATGAGTTGATAGCGATACAGAACTTCACGAGCACTGGAACTCTTGTTGGCTAGAATGGCTACAGTTTTGCTTTCCTGGAAAAGTGTATACCAGAGTATGCAGGCCGCAGCAGTAATGGTCTTGCCCTGCTGGCGCCCTTCCATGAGTATGACCTTGCGGTTACCTATGATGGTATGCACCTTGCGTTTCTGGCAATCATAGAGCTTAAAGGGTTGCAGGCCATGATCCAGAGTCACAATCTGGCAATAGGTTTCTATGAAATAGATGTAGTCCTGGCTACACTTGATGATTTCCCGAACCTGATGCGGAGTGTAATCTATGCTATACCCAACCTGCTTGAGGTTGGAATTGCCCATGTAGGAGGCCTGCATTAGATACTCTTTTCGTTTCTAAGCAGCTTTAGCAGTTCTGTGGTTGATCCTGCGAATACTACGTTGTTCTGTGTGCCTATGCTGCCTGCAGGTTTTTCTGCGGTATCGGGTGTCTTGAGTGCCTGTGCTCGTTTCTGGAGTTCCAAAAGATCTTTAGCAGTATCACTTAGTGCTTTCATGATCTGTCCAGTGACTTCGTAGTTGCGTGGATGTTCGCTGTTGCGACTCAATTCGCTGATGTCGTCCAGAACATCCTGACCTTTGAGTATGACTCTCCTGAGAGTCTGTCTAGCCAGGTCAAAATCATCTTGTTGATCCATGCTCAGGCCAGGCTTGTCCATGGGTATGGGCAGGCTTTCCTTGGTCATGGGTTCGGTATTGAACAGAGCATTGAGCTCGGGTATGTTCTTCATTCAAAATCCGTAAACGTCTCGCTGAATTCAAAATTGCCATTGGGCTGTGCATTGCCCGGTGTAACCGAAACTGAGTAGTTTGACAGATTGGTAGTCAAAGCAACATCACTAAAGGTATTGGCATAAACTCGGCGTATGATACCAGATTGTTGTGCTGGTCCATAGTAGTTAATCTTAACCGTATAAGCAAGTGTCCAAATTATTGCTCTACGAACTGCAAAATCACCTTCGTATTCGTCTTCGTACGAAACATTGTTCAGGATGACCGGTAGATCGTTTTGTATGTTTAGCTGTGGTATGGCTTTGAGGCTTAGATTGAAGTCTGGATTAAAGTAAGGAAGAATTTGTTCTATGATTTGTAGACCGTCATCCTGATTCTTGGCATAGACATAGAGGTTTATGTTGAGATTGTAGGGCGTGGGTGCGTATTGCTGTGTTATCTTGGTAGGATCGTTGCTAAAGATTGCACGATTGCTTTGTATGGGACTTATTTTTCTCTGAGGATCATAGTCCATGCCCAGTATTTCAAAACTCATTCTGGGCAATGTTATTTGCGCTCGTTGATCGTCTATGCTGGGCTGTTGCTCAATTCTGGCAATCATTTTTTGCCGTGGAGCATAGGCCAAGGGCACCTTGAAGTTCTGAATTAAAGTTCCAGCACTATTGCGACGCTGAATATAGATGTCGTTGAACAGGTTACCAAAGGCAATGATGGCCTTGCGAGTAGTACCCCAGTACCAGGTTCTATCAAGCACGTGCCACCTCCCCGAACGGATTTCGTTCCGTAAAGTCTAGTATGTCATCAATGTCGGTATCAAAGGCTGCGTTCTGAGATACTACTGTGGTCTGGCCTTCCAGCACAAAGCTGTCGGGGCTATAACTTTCTAGCAGCATGAATTCACCGTTTTCATTGAGGAATCTATCGCCAGTTTCTAGTTGTATTTCAAAATTGGCAGTTGTCTGTGCTGCAATGACCGTATCAGCATATTCATCAACTTCTTCATTGCCGGTATCGAAGCGCTCCAGGCTGTACTGCATGAGTTCACAGACCAATTTATACACATACAGCGCACCGGCCTGGTAAAAGGGTTCATTGCCAATGACCTTCCTGATTTCAAAATAACTTTTGGTCAAAGGAAAATATATGACATCACCTTCGCTAGGGCGTTGTAGGATGGTCTGACCAAAGTTTCCTACCAGTTGTTGCCAGCGTCTTCGACTTACGATGAAAGTAGCAGTATCACGCAACTCAACTCCGAATTTACTCAGTAGTTCACCTTCACCCTCAAAGCCCTGAACATTTTCCAGATACATTTCCAGGGGGTAAAAATGCTCATAGGTCTGCAGGGGATCTTCGGTCAAGATCTGGTCCTGGTTGAATTTAGAACGCGGCACATAGTAGGTCTCATGACCGTATATCTTGAGTGTCTCAATGATCAGATCCTCATAGAGACTCTGCTCCGAACGCCTACCCATGGGCACGCCGCTATGGAAATATGGGTTTACTGGCATTTGATTATCGACACCCTTCTAAGATCTGCATACAATGGTACTGTGGGAATGAAGAAAAAGACTTCATTAACCCGTAAAGAAATCCACAGGCATCTCAAAGGTACTGCGTATTTCAGCTTCAATGTTTTTTATGTCTTCGATGGCTTCATCGTAGATTTGCTGTCCATTGAGCTGAACGCCACCTGGTAACTGCATGCCCGCAAACTTCTTGAGATTGTCGCCCCACTGTCGTTTGATGAGAGCTGTCGCATAGCGTTTTAACCACATGTCATTGTATACATCGGCATAGGTACTGGGATCCAGTATGCGCCAGCATTCAAAGATCAAGAACTCTCCGGCCTTGATGTCCGAGCTCCAGCTCATGTCTATGTAGACTCGATTCATGTGGCGATTGAAACGCACAGGTTTGGTGCCCACCAGCACTTGCTGAATCAATTCCAATTGACCCTTGACTTGCTGGTAGTAAATCAGATCCGTACTCATGATGCTGTACAGATCATTTATTAGAATCTGATAGCGTATATCAAAGATGTTCATGCCGCTGGTGGTCTTGCTGCTGAACGGCAGAATGCGATTCACTCCAACTACGGCATCGCTAAGAGTTACATAGGTATTGCTGATGTCATTGGCTGTCATCTCATGTTTGAGATACACCATTTCAACGGCATCGTAATGAAATTCTCTGTAGAATTGAAAGGCATCATCGATGCGATCTTCGATCTGGTCGTCGTCAACGTTGATTTCTATGACTGGATGCCCCAGTCTTCTTAGACAATAGTCTACTAGTTCTTGACGATTGGTTGGGTTCATCGAGTTACTCCAGGCAAAACAGTTATGATGCCTTCAATGATTCTTATAACCGATGCATCATTAGCAGTATTGGCTTCGACATCATAGAACCAACGACCGGCCTTGAGATTGCTGGTTACATTGGCTAACATGCTCAGGGTAAACTGACCGGTTGCAGCATCCGATACCGCAGCAGTTATGACATTGGCATTGGAGCTATAATAGCTTCTGCGCATCTGTGCTCTTAGATCATAGCCTGCAAGGCTAAGATTACTCTTGTTGGCATCCTGATAGTTTATGATTCGACTGAATGATGCGCCTTGGTCTAAGCTGAAGTCTAGGTATCGTGCCATTAAAGTCTACTTTGTCGTTTTTCTAAGATGTTTCAATACATTATTACAAAGATCTTTAATTCGTTTGTCATCAAATTCCATGATGTTTTCGTTAAGCGTCTCGCTTATCCACCAATCATGATCCGTTAATCTATAGGGCATATAGGCTCGATCCGGAACATCATTGTAGATGTTGAAATGATCGGCATAGGTAACGTTTTTTGTATTGGTACCGCCCATGATTATGGTGCCAGGTATATCAAAACTCCTGGCCAGGTGCTGCCCAGAACTATCTATGCCCAAGAAATAATCACAGGCATGCAACGCAGCTGCTACTTCTCTTACATTCTGCGTATAATAATTTATGAAATCCGATGCCTCTAGAAAAGGTATGTTCTTATCGGTCATGAGCCAAATACCATAGCCCTGCTTCTTGAGAAATTTAACCAGACTCCTAGTAGTATTTATCGATAATGACCTTTTAGTATTGTCAGCAACTTCTTTGTCTGTGATGTTTGCGGTGCTGCCAAAAGGCTGAAAGGCAATGATTTTCCTATAATAATTCTTGCGTATTTGCTGACCATTGACCAATTCATCTTTTCTCAGCACAATTCTGGGTATGGGCATGGGTTCAGTATCGGCATTGATTTCCTGGTTCCAGGCATCGGCCAGGCTGATTCTACCATTGAGATAATCGCTGTTGTAATAGGGCTCAGGCTGCTGTATGCGTGTATGTTTGATGATGTCGAACATGCCCTTGACCGAATAGGCATCATAAACATGTTTGGTTAAAATTTTATTGCCCATGATGATGGGTGCCCAGGCATAGACCAAAACATAAGTTTCGGGGTTGCGAGTTACGTATTTTTCCAGAGCAGGAATGGATGTGATTACTCTGCCTAAACCACCGTTGATGATGAATGATGTTTTCATTACAATTTGCACTCCGTCAAGTTGTGTATGTTGCCAAGAATACCCTGGGGAAAGGTATTGAAACTGATGCTGATGCGAGTATGTTCTTCGGATACTTCGGGCACATTGTGATGTAGACCCGAAGGGAACATGATGAGATTGTTGACTTCGGCCGGAAACCACCAGCTCATGCTGTTGAAAAGATTAAAATTCTCTGTTGGGATTTGAATATTTTCGTAGATATTTTTATTAAAGAAAATCTTATCCGATTCATTGGTCTGTACATAAAAGACACCGCTTACAAAACTATTGGGATGGGCATGATAATGATGAAACATGCCACGTTCGGAATAATTGGCCCAGGTTTGTGTGATGCGCAATTCTACATCAAACTTGGGCTGATAAACTTCTTGAAAATAGCTGTTCACAGCTTCTGTGAAAAATTTCTTGAGTCTGGCCATGGGTTTCAAACTCAGCAAATATGTATCAACACTGGTTAAATTGCCCATGTTGGGTCTTTTTTCCAGGTTCTTAATGAAATCTATTTCCTTGTTGCTAAGACCAGATTCAAATTTTTCAATACCAACAGGTGTGGGAAATACTGGGTTTATGATCATATCACCACCCCCAACTTACATAGCTATAACGAATGCCGCGCTTCACGGGTTTGACTGCATGTGGATACAGGAAATTGCTGGGAAAAATCAAAAGGGTACCCGTAGGCATGGGATATTGCATACCATTGAACATCAGAAATTCTCCACCTTCATAATTATCGTTGAGAGTGCCCAAACAGGTCAATACAGGCACGCCTTTGCGTTGTCCATCGAACAGGGAATGAATATGATCAACATGAAGTCGCATTTCGGTATTGACACCGTAGCCATTGTAACGCAGATGTGACAATTCTTTGACTGGACCACACCAGTCCCGAACACCAACATGCTTGGGATAATCGGCTACGGCTTGGTTGAGCTTGTCATGGATGTATTTGGTTTCTTGAGAATCATCATAACAAACGCTTAGATCATTGTCATGCGAAATATTTTTTTCGGTTATGTTATCATAGTAAGAATGCTTGTGCCAGGTTTTCTTGTCGGTGTTGACCGAATAATCATATTTTTTTATTTTTTTTATCAGAGAACGACAAAAATCATGATCTAGAAAATTGTCTATCCTGTATACATAATGTTTTAGGTCAAAATTCATGGTTTGTTGCATGATTATATCCAAAAAATACTAGAGTTTTCTCCAGTTTATGAGTTCTTCATCCCAGACCCAAATTTCACCAGGTGTTACATCAGTGGGATATGCCACGGGCGGTTGCCAGGTACAGCTAAATTCATCCAATATCCAGCTGGCAAAGGGCTTGGGTGGAATGAATGCATCTCTTTCTGCATCATAACTATAGCCTATGCCAGCATAGTTTTTTCTAAAAGGCGTACCACCATGTTTATGCACGCCCAAGCTGGTGTTATAACTGGTTCTTTTGACCGTTGCACCAGAGAATTCAGCATAAACTGCTTCCCAGTCTTCATCACCTTCATGTTCATCTTTACCGGTTATGACCTGGACAACAACATTGTTCTCATCCAGAATTGCATAATGAGCCATGTTTATTCCTTGTATTTATGACCAGCAAATTGTGCCTGTTCCTGCAGTAAAACAGTACACTCTGTAGCCGGCTCTGCAACCCGGAGCTCCGGGCATTTTGGCTGTGTATGTCAAACCAGGCGTCACACTGGCAATGTTGCCCCAGCAGTCTGGGTAAGCTACTATGACTATGCCTGAACCTCCACCACCACCACAGTTTACGTGAGCAGGAAATGGAGTCGATGGCCATTGTCCGCCACCACCACCACCGCCACCACCGGTATTGACTGTACCCGGACAACCCCAGGTAGTGCATCCTTGCAGGGGAGCTGGTGTAGAAACTCTGGGACCGCCACCATTGCCACCGCCACCGGCACCACCTATGCCACCGGGAGCTGAGCTCGCATTGAAGTTTGGAAAGGTTGGTCTCAGCGCACCACCGCCACCTCCGCCGCCGCCACCATAGGTGGTCGACGGGCCCGCTATGGTGGTGGCACGACCGGCACCACCATTGCCGCCATTGGAACTTGTTGATGGCGGAACAGCTGCATGTTGCCCGCATTGTGAAGCTCCTCCACCTCCTCCGCCGCCATTACCTGCAGGACCCGCTACAGTCCTGTTGCCACCTTCGTAACCCTGTATGCCATTGCCTATGAATGCTCCGGCTGTATCAATTGGTCTACCACCGGCTTGAAAATTTGCAGGTCCTCCACCACCCATACCGCCACCACTACCACCATCTTGGCCTGGACAGGCCACAGTGGGATACAGTGGCGCACAAAATAGGCCTGCAGCACCACCCCCACCACCTTTGGCACAAAAAGCAAGACCTACTGCAGTGTTGGCGAACACGCTGTTGCTCCCTGTTGATCCAGGTGCGACGACAGCAACTGGGCTGGGGGAGACAGTGGTGCCCGGAGCTCCAGCACCCACTGTGACTGTATAAAGAACATTGGGTCTGAGCACTGCTCCGGTAAGAATTAATCCACCAGCACCACCGCCACCCATAGCATGTTCGATGGCTGGTGCTGCTGAACCACCACTGCCGCCACCGGCTACAACCAATACATCGGCTCTTATGTTGCCGGGATCTATGCCCCAACGCACCACACCACGACCCGAAGTAAAACAATATACATGAAAACCTGGTCGGCTGGTACAACTTACAGTGAAAGTCAAAGATGGACTGATGTAGGGTATGGGTCCTATGTTGCTTGAATAGGCCAACACAACAATGCCCGATCCCCCTGATTGACTCATTTGATGATTTGCTAGACCTGGTGTTATACTGCCACCTCCGCCACCACCACCGGTATTGACAGTTCCAGCCGTAGCATTGCTTATGACCGGGCTTGCCCTTGATCCTTGACCTCCACCACCCACACCTCCCGGAGAAGCCGCTGGGGCAATGCTAGCACCGCCACCACCGCCACCGGCATAGGCTACGTTGGATCCTGTAATGGTCGAATAACAGCCAGCGCCGCCGGCACCACCCAGGACCACTGGAAACGCTGAACCATTGCTTCCAGCTGAGCAAGCTCCACCGCCACCACCAGCAGCCAACAGACTAGAAGGTGCACTTAGGGCACTTCCTCCACTATTACCCTGACCAGGCGTACCTGCAGCACCGGGTTTGGGGTTAACTGCGCAACCCGGTCTACAGTAGCCACCACCGCCACCACTGCCGCCGGTTTCAGCTGGATAGGCTTGCCAGTTTACAGCAGCAGGACCTGTTATTTGATGACCGCCGCCACCACCTCCACCACAGGCCGTGACACTTCCAAAAACACTGTTGCCACCCCTTGAGCGAAATGCATACGTACAGAAAAAGTTGGATGGAGCCGTGCCAGAACCACCGGCACCAACTATAACCTCGTAATTGCAACCAGCTACTATGTTGGCATTGCCCCAGAGAAATCCGCCAGCACCACCACCGCCCCCAAAAATCGTACCAGAGTGTCCACCACCACCCCCAGCAACAACAAGGTATTCTACGCTGGTGGGCAGACCACGACCATAAAAGTTGCTCATGCTAATGGAACTTGTGGTATTGATATGAAAACTGCCATCGCCAGGTCTGGTGCCATTGGATACGTTGGCCAGACATCTGAATACATTGTCGCCTAGACTGGCTGCAGACACATTGGAACGTTCGTTGAGCAGGCCTACGAGCTCGAGGTTTATGCTGATGCCTGTGGCTGGTCCGCCGGCGCTAAGCGGACCCGACGGATTAAGAGCCATGGTCCTTCCTCTTGAGTTGGTCTAGTTCTTCTTTGACTTCTTTGATGGCTTCAACAATCAAGGGTATGAGCCTTTCGTACCAGATGGTCAGATATTGCTGATCTATGGGCGCTCCTGTGACTACTTCGGGCATGATGCGTTGTACCTGCTGTGCAGAAAGACCAACTTCTCGGCGCACATCATAGCCCAGACTCTGAGCCACTTCGTTGGCTTGGTAATAAAAGCCCTGTAGCGATCGAATTTTATCCAGAGCATTTTCTATGTTGCCCAATTTCTTCTTGAGGCGGTCGTCTGAATAATAGGCCGTTATGTTGTTGGTGGCGCGAATCTCACCCGTAGTGCCTGATGCCGGAGTACCTATGCCCAGGCTAGAAAATTGTACGGCATTGGCAGTATTCAGATCTTGGTCGAAAGGATTTCCACCGGCCCCACCACCTCCGGCTATGGCTGATATGGTTATGGTGTCAGTGACTGCATCGGTGGTGATGGTGACATTACCACCGGCTACAAGTGTTAGTGTATCAGTGGGCGATGTCGCTACAACATTGGAGCCACCGGCTACTACTATGGTGCTAAATGAATTGCTGCTGGCACCGCCACCGGCAGCTGCTACGTTGCTGACTGCTGTGATGCGACCATAGCGATCAACGGTTATCTGTGGTATGAGCGATGCGGTACCATAGATGCCCGAAGTAGCGCCACTGTCGGCCAGACTAAATTCACCAGTGCTTTCTACATAGCTAAGTCCCTTGGCATTGGCTGCAGCAGTTGTAATGGCAGCTCTGGCTCGGGCATTGGTGAAATATAGATTTCCGCTTTCAGCTACATTGGCTGTAGTGAGTACAACAGCACCAGTCTGACCGTTTACACTTGAAACAGAACCACCCCCACCACCGGCCAATAGATTACTACCAACTCCTGTGCTAGCAGCATCCAATGGAATGAAGGCACCACGATTGGAACCACCGGTCTCAAAGATTCTTAGCCTATTTTGATAGATATCAATGGCTATGGGACCGTTCAATGTACTATTTGTTGCCGCATTGGCCAATGTTAATTGTCCGCCCTCATCTCCAGAACTCTGAGTAGACTCCAAAAGAGTGGCTTTTAACGAACTACCATCCCAGGTTAAACTTCCCGAAGTACCTAGCTGACCACCATTATTAAATATGATTTGCTGATTACTACCAGGCATGGTAATCTGATAGTTACCATTGGCTTCATAGTAAGTAAGATTTGAACCAACAGCACCAACAGCTGCTCGTGCCCGTGTACTGGTAAAGTATAAGTTTCCACTTTCGGCAATATTGGCCGTAGTGAGAACAACAGTATCAGTCTGACCGTTTACACTACTGACGCCTGAAATAGAAGCTATGTTGCTGACTGCTGTGATGCGACCATAGCGATCAACGGTTATCTGTGGTATGAGCGATGCGGTACCATAGATGCCCGAAGTAGCGCCACTGTCAGCCAGGCTAAATTCGCCTGTGCTTTCTACGTAGCTCAGTCCTTTGGCATTAGCAGCCGCAGTGCCTACGGCTGCTCGTGCTCTGGCATTGGTGAAATATAGATTTGATCCTTCGTCAATGTTACTGGTAGTTAAGGTAACGACACCAGTTTGTCCGTTGACGCTGTTTACACCACCAACCACAGGTGTATTGACCTGGAAGTTGCCATTGGCTTCGTAATAAATGAGCGTAGAACTATTGGCTGTGCCTACGGTTGCGCGGCTTCTGGCATTAGTAAAGTAAAGGTTGGCACCCTCAACTAGATTACTGGTAGTATGGTTTGCTAGACTGCTGACATTGCCTATGACTGGGCCTATGAATTCCTTGGCAGCCAGATTGGCCAGTCTAAAAGAGATATGCGCAGTGTCTATGTAAATATTGGCATCGGGTTCAGGAGTATAACTATCAAATACTTTGAATACACCGTCTGTGGCATCTCTGAACATGCCAGCATGATGATAGGTACCATCATTGTATCCACCGGCCCAGCCTAGGTCTGGATTTATGGACGATTTGCCAAAGGCATTGCCTCCGCTTACATAGGTATCAGTAGTGGCATTGGCTATGGTGAAGGTATTGCTAGTGGTGGCCAGTATGGTCACATAACTAGTCTGATTGAAGGTATTTGGGGTGATGTCAGTAACTCTTACTACAGTACCAACAGGATAGCCATGGTCCTGAACAGTAGTATAAACAACATTTGCACCATCACCTACTGCATTGGCAATGGCCTGTTGTGTGGATTCATTTAGGTAGACCATGTTATCAGAAATAGCCAATTGACTGGCATTAATTATGGTCTGTGTTCCTTGAACCTTTAAATTACCTGTAATGATGATGTTTCTAAATTCTACATCCGTAGTTGGTGAAACATCTTGACCTATGTTGATTTGACCATTGGCTTGTATGTAAGTTACACCAGTGCCACCAGAAATAGCTGCGCGTGTTCTGGCATTGGTAAAGTATAGATTGGAGCCTTCGGCAATGTTGCTGGTAGTTAACTCTGCAATGCGAGGACCAACATTAGACCAAACTCTGGCATTGGTAAAGTATAAATTAGCTCCTTCGGCAATGTTGCTGGTAGTTAGCTCTGAGATGCGTGAAGCTATGTTGGACCAAACTCTGGCATTGGTGAAGTATAAATTGTCGCCTTCGGCTATGTTGGTGGTGGTTAATGAAACAACACCGGTCTGACCATTGACACTGTTAACACCACCCACAACTGGTATGTTGACCTGAAAATTACCATTGCCTTCATAGTAGATCAATGAAGTACTGTTGGCAGTACCTACGGCTGCTCGTGATCTGGTATTGGTGAAGTATAGATTGGCACCCTCTGCAATGTTGCTAGTAGATAATGAAACTGCTCCAATCTGTTCATTAACGCTGGTAACTGCTGCAACTGCTTCGACATTAATCTGGAAGTTACCATTGGCTTCATAATAAATCAGCGCAGTAGCATTAGCAGTTCCTACGGCTGCCCGTGTTCTGGTATTGGTAAAATATAGATTGGCACCTTCATATACATTGCTAGTAGTAAGGACTACTGTTCCAGTCTGTCCATTGACACTTGAGACACTGTTGATGGCAGTTAGATTGGCCTGAATTCCACCATTGGCTTCATAATAGATTATGCTGTTGTCTGCTGCCTGTATGGCGGCGCGAGCTCGAGCATTGGTAAAGAATAGTTTAGTGCCTTCTGCAATGCCTGTTGTTGTATTGTGTGATGCAACCCAGAAATTTAGGTTACCAATGTTGGCACCTATGTTGGCCCAGACTCTATCTGTGGTAAAATACAGGTTGGAATCTTCGGCTATGTTGGCAGTTGTTAAAACAACAATGCCGGTCTGTCCGTTTACACTAGTTACTGCCCCACCACCCGAAGTTGTGACATTGACCTGGAATTTACCATTGTTTTCATAGTAAATTAAATTGGCATCTTCAGAACCTATGGCAGCTCGGGCACGAGCATTTGTAAAATAAAGATTGGCACCTTCGGCTATGTTGGTGGTGGTGAGTTCGGCTATGCGTGGAGCAACATTGGCCCAAACTCTGGCATTGGTGAAGAAAACATTAGAAGTTTCTAGAACATTGGCAGAATTAATGAGTATGCCGATGCTGTTGGCACTGGTAATTCTACCAAAATCATCTACGGTTATTTTTGCTATGGCATTGGGATTGCCATAAGTACCTGCATCAACGCCAGTAAAGGGTAATTCAAATTCACCGGTTATGGATGAATAAGTCAGACCCGGACCAGCAAATACAGCAGTCCTCACGCGGTCTGTGGTATAGTATCGATTGGTGCTGCCTTCGGCCAAATCATCGGTAGTTAGATGATTAAGGTTAGCCACAGCACCTTGAATATTGCCTATGAATGTTCCATAGAAGTTACCACCAAAGAAAGCATTAGCGGTAACATTGGCAAAAATTGGACCTGCGTCAGTGCCTATGTTTTGTTCTAGACTAATAATATTCAAAACTTCATCATATAACATGCCAACATTGGCATCGACTACAAGTGACAAAACAGCTTGAACACGTTCATCAGTGTATTCC